CGTTTAAGATCGTACATATCACAGATAGCCGAACTTAAATCATTTTGGTTTACATATTGCATTATTCGTCCTCCTTGGTCAGAACGCTTTCAACATCTGCAACAAATTTAGCAATTAAAGAAACGCTTTCTTCGTGGTATCTGCGTCCCATGCTAATTAACATTTCAGCATCATCTTCTGTTAATCCATGCTCAGCAGCAAAAGCCGAAATGCTAATAAAGTTATTCACCCAATCAAGAAACAAAAGCCTAAGACAGTTTTTTGCACCTAGTTCCATTATGCGGCTCCTAGTGCTTCTGCAATTTCATCAATTGATTTGGTTGTAGTTAATTTGGGCGCTTTTCTTGTTACTGTAAAATCATAAACAGGTTTTGCGTCTACAAATACCATGCCATCTTCTGTATGACCGCCAATAAATTGACCATCCCAGTTGAGCTTTTCAGCAAGACACTTCGCGGCTACAATATAATTGTCTTCAGAATTTAACGCGTGGTCATAACGCATGATAATACTTGTGTAATTGCCAGAATGTGTGGCCTTAATTCTTGAACCTTGATTTCGGGTTGCTCCAAGATATTTTGCTGTAATCGTTTGCATTTTATTTCTCCGTTTGCTAGAATTGTCCCATGTATACCTATACTGATTAGTACAGTCAAGCAAAAAGATAAGAAAAGTTATGTATTGATTTTAAACGATATTCTACGTCAACTTATTTCACGTCAAAAGTTGATGTAGTTGACGTTGATGTGGAATTGTATTTGTTTTCAATGGTTTAGGTTGTTTACGTCAACTACGTCAACTTTGCGTTTTGACGTAGAAAATCGTTTAATATCAATAGGTTATTTTACGTCAACTACGTCAACCCCCTTATAGGGGGGTATATACAGTCCCCCCCTTGATGTAATTAATAATCTTAGAAAAATTGTTCAAGTATGGGAAGTATTGGTTTATTATGGGCTTGTTATCTTTTGTTGTTCGGGTTATGTTTTAGAGGTGATGTAAGCTAAAAGGTTTCTAAATGCCAAAGGTTGGAGAACAGATTGAAAAAGGCGGACGTAGGTTGCAGCCGCAACAACAAAAGTTTTTAGATAATTATATACATAAAGATATGACTCAGACAGGAGCCGCCAGATCAGCAGGATATAAATCCCCAAACGTTAGAGCCGTCCAGCTTCTCAATAACCCAGTCGTAAAAGAACGCATGGAAGAAATGAGACAGGAACTCGAAAGCAAGTATGGGGTCTCAGTGACCAAATCTGTTCGGGATATGCAAAGGCTTAGAGATGAAGCGTGGGAAGCAGGAAACTTCGGGGCGGCTATTAAAGCCGAAGAACTCCGCCTCAAGGTAACAGGTCTTATGGTAGCCCGTAGCCACGTAACACACGAAAACGTTGATGCCCTAACCCGTGATCAAATCGTTCAACAGCTACAGGAATTTATGACTCGTGCTAAAGATCGAATGATTGATGTAACACCTGAAGAAAATCCCATAGAACCCGAACAAATCGACATAACTTACGATAGCGAAAGCCTTGTCGAATAAGCTCTGCGCTATGCGCGGGCAGGCTTACGGGGTCTTAGACTCCCAGAAACACATCGCCTAGCAGCTTTACAAACTTATTCGGGTTCGGGTTAGCAAACATGTTCGGGTTGCACTCAGCAGCCTTTAAAATCCCTCAATGAAAAATGAAAGATTCGGGCTGCCATCACTTTGTCTGGACCGTAACCCGACAAATTGTTCGGGTTGCACCAGTTGTAACAGCAGCACCTGCCAAGCTGCCGGGGTCGGGATTTAGATTCGCAACCGGGGAAAACAAACCGAAGAATTGTTCGGGTTACCTATAGCAGTGTTATTGCAGCCAGTAGTTTTTTCCGGCAGCGCAGCGCGGGATGACAAATCGCACAATTGTTCGGGTTATTCGGGGTGCAGCTGAGTCAGCAGCAACAAGATGACTCGCTGCCCTCAGCAGCAGAAAGTTAGAATCAGAAAACGCAGCCGCAGCAAGCAGCACAACTCGCACAATTGTTCGGGTTACACCCAGACCCTCAGCAGCGCAGCGGCAGCACGCAGCAAATCCTGAAAATTTTTGGCAGCGCAGCACGCAGCGCGTGAGCAGCAACAACCCAAACAATTGTTCGGGTTAGCCCGGCAGGACCGCAGCCGAATCTTTTTTTATTTTTCTTGTTGACATATATATAAGTGTGGGATAATGTGGGATTATTCTAGCAAACAGGAGAAAACAAAATGAAATATTGGGAAGTAGAACATAACGGAGAACACCTTCGGATTGAATGGAACGGAACAAGCAATTTTAACCTTCAGACACCTATTGGAGGGCAGTGGGTCGATTACCATTGCTTTACTTGTTACGGGATCGACAGCGAACAGGAAGCACTCGAACACGCAATGGAAGTATTAGAGCAGGAGGAAGCGGCATGAAATATTCAGTAATTACAAGCCCGCAAACTCTTAACAATAGATATACTGTTAAATGCTTTAACAGCTCAAACGCTATGAACGTTTTTTTAAATAAACAATATGATAATAAGTGGCGGGTGTCAGAATACCCTTTTAAAAAGTCAGGCACTTACTTCTCACAATATAGCGCAAAAGACGGCCAACAGTATCACGATATAAAAGAATTAATCTGTTAAAATCTAACCTGACCCTTCGGGGTCGGGCTTTCGGGTTCGGGTCTTCGGGATCGGGGTTCGGGGTTCGGGGTTCGGGGTTATATATACATACACATATACATATATATACATACACATATACACATACACACATATGCGCGTTCCTTATAATTAAAAAATCAAACTGATTTTATTTATTTTACCTATAGCGGTATTATCAAAACCCGTGGTTTTTTAATAAACCGAATAATTGTTCAACTTATTTAAACTATATCTTTGTTATGCTTTCCCGTGGTTTTAAAATAAACTTTACAATTGCTCGTATTATCCCTTGTTATATGGGATAATATGGGATAATGTATTTTTAAGGAAGGGCGTTTTGCCTAACCATTCTAGTAAAAAGGTAACAAAAACAATGATTTATCCATTTGGAAGTGAATTAGAATTTGCTAACTTAACCGCAAGCGTAGCGGCAAGAGGTTTTATACAACGTGGAATAAAAGGTTTTAAATTCGTACTTGATCAAAGTCACGGCGTAACTGGAGAATGTGTTTCTTGTCCTATGGCATACGGATTAGAGGCAATTAACCAAATTCAAAAGGCTTGCGAAGCATTAGAGGATATGGGCGCTACTATTATCGTAAATTGTGGCTTTCACGTCCACGTTTCAAACGCGCCCTTGCAAGCTGGTATTGATCCCGACGAATGGACGGCAAAAAGTATTAATCATTTTGAAAGCACTGGTAATTATTATAACGGCGATTTATGCGAGCCAATGGACGCCGTTTTAGTTAAAGATATTATGTGGCGATATACTCGCATGCAATCCAATCACAATGGTATTAATTCAATGTTGCCAATATCGCGGCGTAATATGTCTATGGCACAAGCTTTATTGCTACCAAAAATTGAAGCGGCAAATACTATTGACGAATTACGCCGCGCAACACATGGAAAGTTTTCCACTATTAATCTAATGCCTTGGACAACGCACGGCACAATTGAATTCAGACAAGCGGCTGGAACCTTGGACGCTGTAAAGGTCACACAATGGGTTAGATTTATTATGAATTTAATAGATCACAGCCAAACTAACAGAATTACAAATACAGGAACGCGAACAATTGACCACACAACGCCAGATCAACCCTTCAGACGTGGTGCAAGGGTAGGCGTTCAATATACCATGATGCGATCAGTTCAAGGTGGTGCGACAACGCGTGATATAATGGACGCCACAGGATGTTCAGAAAGTCGCGTTCGTGCCGCTGTATCTGAAATAAGAACGCGAGTAGGTGACGCAAATGTGACAACGCACACGATGCAAGCGCAAGGCGCAACGTATGGCGATGGAACCGACATGACCCGCTATGAAGTACGGCGCGAATGGCAAGAAACAATCACAGGCGGCGCGGCGTTGTTGCCAGATACTAGAATAGGAAATCCGTCAATATGGGCAAGCTTAGACGATAGCGACTATGAATTCTGGATGGGTAGAATTCAAAGCCTAGATAGATAGGCAAAACAATCCCACAATGTACTAACGAGGCCCACCTAGTGTGGGCTTCTTGCGTTTCTAAGGTACCCTACGCAACCCGAACAAATGTTCGTAAATCGGGCTTATTTGCCCTATGACCCCCTTTTTTT